GTCGCATGGAACTCCATGAGGTTACGATTTGTGAGAAGGGTATCAACCCCGAAGCGCAGTTTCGCATCCTCAAGGAAGACACAGGTGATAATATGACCAACACAATGAGCGAACTGCAAAGCGTCCTTGAACGCTTGTCAAAGAAACTTGACGAGAAAGAGGACAAAGACGAAGACAAAGAGAAAGGATTCATGCCCGACATCAACGACCTTGACGGCGACGGCGACAAAAAGGAGCGAATGCCCAAGAAGGAAAAGCCCCCAATGGACGACGACGAAGAAGACGACGAAGATGAGGACATGATGTATTCCGATGACGAAGACAAAAACGACAAAGAGGATGAGAAAATGACGAAAGGAGACGACATGATTACGAGCGACTACCTATTGTGGCTTGAGCAAACTGCAAAGAGCGCAGGGTTTGACCCCAATGCGGCTCGCGACCACTTCAACAAGGGCTACGGACCGGGCGAGTCGGGATACGACATGCGCGGACAGGGTTCCCTTGAAGGGGCTGGCGAAGACGATTCCGGCAAGCGCCCTCAACCAAACTTTGGTTCCGCACCAAGCGGTAACAAGAATGTCATCAAGAGCGAATACCTCAACGCTGGAAATGTTTCACGGGCTGAGATTGAATCTGCTTACGAAGTGTTCAAGGCCGCGGCTACCGAGCAACAATTCAAGTCCGACTTGAACAACCACTTCACCGACCGCTTCCTCAAGGAGCAAAAGGCTGAGGCTGACGCAATCGCCAAGGCCAACTTTGACGCTCGCGAACCAATGGTTGAGTTGCAGAAGGCTGTTCTCGCGCTCAACGAACGCATTGACAATGTGTCTGCTGGCGGTTCAATGATTGCAAAGTCTGCGAACACCGCAACCGTTACCATTCCCGAAACTGCTGAACTTGCAAACATGTCGTGGGACGATGTTCACCGACTTGCAGGCAAAGCACTCAAAGGAGGGGAATACTGATGGCACGAAATTATGTAAGAACAGTTCAAGACATGGAGCGTTACTATTACGGTGGCGCTTCTCAGACCGGATACTCCTACGGAGCAGGTGACATTTTGAAGGCTGACGCGCCTTTGTTGTCCACCACCGCGGGAACCTATCAAGCAATCTATGGCCGAAAGGTTTGGTCGCAACTCAACCAAGAGTTCAACGCCTTCTCTATTCTGCCCAAGAAGCCTTGGGAGCGAAGTGGATGGCGCATCCTCACGGAGCGCGCTTCGTTCACGAAGGGTGGCGGCATTGCCGAGAACGGCGTTCTTCCCGACACCTCCAAGCCGGAGTTCCTCCATGTGGCCGCAAAGCCCAAGACTGTCGCGCACACTTTTGACTTGTCCGAAGTGAGCATGTTCCTTTCCGACAAGGACGACGGTATGGGCGATGTGCGCCAAGTGTTGAAGGAAGAGATGGGTAAGCACCACGCTGAACACATCAACCGAATGCTCTTGCAGGATGTCACCACCACCGCAGGCAACGACTTTGAATCGCTTGACCGAATCACCTCTGACCCTGCCGTGATGACCACCACCCAAGCAGGTGTTGACGCTTTGACCGACCACGACATGTATTCCATCACTCGCGATGGTTCCGCCGCTTTCCACAGCGCGGAAGTGGATGTTGGTGGCGACGCTTCAACCGCCGCAACCAACCGCAACTTGTCCCTCAACCAAATGGACGGATTGTTCCAGCAACTTTGGACCCGTGGTGGTAACCCGAAGGTCATGCTGACGGGCTACGACACTTTGATGCGCGTTCAGCAATTGCTCCAATCCCAACAACGCTTCATGGACTCCAAGCGCGTTACCCCTTCCTACAACGGCGTGAAGGGTGTGCCGGGTCTTGAGGCTGGATTCATTGTCGCGACCTACAACGGCGTGCCTATGATTCCAACGAAGGACATGCCCGATGACACGGCAACCGCCAGCGGTTCTCTGTCGCGCATCTACTACTTGGACACGGACTACCTGTGGTTCCAAACTGCAATCCCAACGCAATACTACGAAAGCGGTATTGAAACGGGCGACCCATTCGCGATTAACCGTCTTGGACAAGAGGGGCTTTACCGAACGATGGGCGAACTTTGGTGTTCGTTCTTTGGCGCAAGCGGGAGCATTCGCAACCTACAATGAAGGAGATGATGAAAAATGGCAACAACGAAAGATAACCGAGGAATCCGATATGTGTGTAGCGGAACGGCTACGACTACCGTGAACTTTGACATTGAATTGCAAGCAGGTGCGAGCAACAACGACAGCACGACATGGCTGGCAGGTGGAGCCGGGACTTACCCCGGAACTCTTACGCCTTTTGAGCCACGACAGGCTGACGGCACGAACTCGTCTCAAAGCCCGCGATTGATTGGTCTTACGATGAGTTCTGCTCTTGCAGAAGGCGACACGCTAACGCTCTCCAACGACCCAACGCAAGACGCAGGTGGCGCAGGTATCACAACCATTCTTGGTGTTTACACATCGCAGGTTGACGCGACCGCTTCTCTTGGTGTGAGCAAGACCAACGCGCTTGAGTTGACCTTTGATATTGAACTGACCAGCGACGGCACAACCAACGATACGACGGGTGCTGAACTGCTTCTCATCGTGGTTTGAGGTGTTCTTCTTGCCTACGATTACCTACCGAGGACCACGACGCGCTGGCGCGAACATGGGTTCTTTGGGTTGGTGGAGTTGGGGACAAGCGCGTGAAGTTAGCGCGGAGTGGCTTGAGTCTTACAGGTCATCCTTTGAGAACAACAAAGAGTTTCTCATTGAAGGCTTCGCTTACGAAGCCGCGACCGTGGACACAGGCAACGACGGCATCCCCGACATGGGATGGACGAAAGGCGACATTCTCGCGTGGATGGAAGAAGAGGGGATTGAATCCTCTTCCCTGTCCACCAAGAAAAAGTTGCTCGCGGCAATTGACGCGCACCTTAACCCCACCGAAGACTCTATGAACGAGGCAGAAGAAGCAGAACCAACAGGAGATGAATGATATGGCATTTGTAAGCGATAACAGACCCCACACTTTGGGCGACTTGATTGTGATTACCGGAACCGTCGCGAGCGGCGACACTTCCGTTGAATTGAGCGACTTCCTTTCCGAAGTCCTCATGGTCACGGCTGTGGCGAACACCGCGACTCCCGGCGGCTCACCTTTGACGGCTGGTATTGACACCACTTCCGCGACCCTTGTTCGCTTCGCGAACCCCGGTGCAAGCGGCGGTCGTTTGATGGTCTTCGGCAAGCGATGAGGTGATTCACCTTGTCCGACACAAAAGTGTTTGAGTTCACACCCAACGAAGGGTGCGAGACAGGCGCGAGTGTGGCCGGTGGCGTGCAGAAGGTCCTTGACGACTACACCAGCGGGAAGACGGTTGAGGGTATCACCTCTTACACCATGCAGGGCAACCTCTATGTCGTAGTCGTCACCTCGTGAGGTGAGCGACATGGACTTGAGCGAACTGCAACGCCTTGAGAAACAAGGCTGGCGTAAGGCCGAAGAGTCAATGGTTAAGACCGATGAGCGCGACAAGTTGAAGGGTGTTGTCAAGCGTCAAAACATGAAGACGCGCAACATCCGAGACATCGTGAACATCGGTTCCGGCACGCGTTGCCGCTTCTGCGGCATGCTCCACTTTTGCTACCTTGAGCGATGCGGCGCGTGTAAGAAACCAATGCACTACAACCTTGCAAAAACCGAAGAGGTGATTTGATGGTGAGGTTGAGCGGTGATATTGATGGAGACGATAATGACGACACTCGTATCAAACCCATGACGGGAAGTAGACACGCTGATACAGCGCAAATTAAAATCATTGGAGACAAACGCGTTCCTGTTGCGTTAGCACGAGGAAAAGCAGGTTTAGCGGCGGAACCTCACACCTGCTCGGATTGCGGCGGAACCGTCGCGAGTGGAAATGGAAAAACAGCGTGCGTGAATTGTGGCCTTGAACACCATCCCGGTTCAGCGGCTTTTGATGAGGCTACCGAACATTACATGGGAGGCGAAAAGCAATACCTTCCCGAAATGCCGAACCAAGTTGATTTTCAAGCGGTAGGAGATGTAGGGAGTGGGGGAAGCATGAACATGACTGCAACAGGAGAAGGTCGTCGTTTCATGACTGATGACGATTCCGCGACTCAAGCGACTGATTTTTCTTTTGAAGGAGCAACGGGTCGTAGAGGAACACCCACTTTCAAGAACATACCATTCAAGGGCATTTTTCAAAGAAGCGAAAATCCAATGGATATGGCTTGGCGTTTGCTCAAAATGACGCCCGAAGAAATGGAGGCTCAAGGTTTTCATGAAGCCGCCGCACAGATGCGTGCAATGCAAGCAGAAGAAGAGCGCGTCCGTCAACAGGCTCAAGCACAGGCTCCAAAAGAAACACCTCGCGTTCAACAATACGACCTCCAATTAGCGCGACGACGAGCGCAAGAAGAGTTTGAACAAAAACTCCGTCGCGCTCGCAAAGACTCACGCGGTGGTAGAGTTGACCACCTGTTCCCCGACATACACGCATTCCACCAAGAACACGGAAGACTACCTAAAATGCCGAAAAACTTGAAAAACAGGTTCCTTGAATATCGCGCGAGAATGGAGGATGAGTGATGCCGACCGTATTCCAAACAGGTGAGCGCGAAGGTCGTCCTCTCTTCCCCGACAGGCTTTACTACACATCCGCACAAAAGGTTGCTGACATTCTTCAAATCCCATTCCCCGACCCTGTTTACTTGGCCGCAGAAGACGGCTCTACCCATGTTGACATTTCCCCCGCAGACTACCGATTGGTTGGCTTTGAAGTAGGTGATACGATTGAAATTACCAGCGATACCGAAATGGGTGAAGAGCGAACTATTACAAGCGTTGCTCGCGCTTCCGGCAATGTTCGTCTTTCGTTTGCTGATGCTTTAACAGGAGACTACACGACGGCTGATAACGCGCAGGTCCAAAACCTTCAATCGTTCACGAACGGCAAACGCAAAGGGGTCACGAAAGCGCAGGTTGAAACACTCATCCTCCGCACCCAAGACAAAATTGACAACCTCACGAACAACGCATGGCGACCTATGTTGCAGACGGCTGAATACCTCAACTTTGACACCTACAAGCCCTACCGTCGTCGCTACTACACCGACTATGTGGGTTCTGTCCCACTCTACTTCCGCAATGTCCAGCAAGTGTTGCGACTTGAGATTTGGCAGGGTGCTGACTATCGCGAGATTGCCGCGGCTGAAATCCGCCTCAAGGTGGATGACTTCACGCAACTGACGGCTGACACCGACAAAGTGTTTCTATGCCCCGGTGGTGGCGGCGTCGCGACGCTTACGGTTGGGGATGGGACATCTAAGTTTCGCGCGCAGTTTGATAATGTCAGCACCGCTCAACAACTCGCTGACCTCATCAATAAGGATGCGCGCAAAGGTAAATCAGCCACGCTGTTTAGCCCGTCGTTTGAGTTTGAAGACATCACCGAGACTGACGGCGCAACCACCGCAAATGTGCATCACGAGTTCATGGCTTCTGCGAACGCTGACTACGGTGGCGGTCAACTCAAAATCACCTCTATGCGTCGT